TTGATTGATTGTGTTGTTAGCAATTTTTAATGCACGTTGCATAATCATTTCTGGACTGTTCCATGCTTTCTCAACTTGGATGAAATATTGTCTTGCACGTTTACCAGGTTCACTACGTTGAATCATTGCAATCTCTTTTGCAGTGTCTAGTGTTAGAGCGTGGTCAGTCATATTTTGATAACCACCTTGGGTAAGACATTTTTGGGTCACCCTTGTAAAATCGATATTTTCTTCAAAACCATACTCAGACATTCTGTTAAACCACTTCTTATATTCAGTCTTAACTTCTAATGCTTGATGAAGTTCTCGACCACTTATTGCGATTTCTCCATTTTCTTTTTCTTGTATGTTGAACATTTCTCCGATGTTCGATTTTGTTTGTAATGCTTGCATTTTATTTCTCCTTTACATTAGCGATATCAATTTGTAGTGCATCGCATATTTTTTTTACTGTGAGGAAACCGGGGTTTTTAACTTCTGTTTCGATAGATCGAATTGTCGAGTTTTGTAATTCTGTTAGCTTCGCTAGTTGATAGCGTGTTATCCCCTTTTCTTCTCTCAATTCTTTTAAGTTCAGCATCTTAACACTCCTTATTGCTTGTAACGGAATTTCGTTATATACTTATCTCAACCCCACATAAACTGGGAGGTGATGGCCTTGCTTATGCGAGGTTTTAAATCACCCTGTGGTTCTATAGATAAGTAAATCTAAATTCAGAGCATCGTTTGTTGTGCTCCATCGCCAACTGAGGCGTTAAAAAGGTATGCGTACTGTAAGGTAGTAACTTATAGGACGCTAGACTTTGATTGAACACCTAAGCTCATTACAGGGCTGGGGACGATACCAGCAAAACTTGAGCTGTTAGTCGTGGCGACTAGAATCAAACAAAATTTCCGTAGCACATGCTTTCCACGACAAAGCATGTGTTTTTTTATTGGAAACAAAATGTTTGTAATGCTTGCATAATATTTATGCTCCTTTCGTGTATAATGTTGTTATCAACCTAAGGAGGTGATAAGTATGTCTGATAAAGAAATAGCTTTAGAATTAACTAAAAGTTACTTAGAACATTTAAATGTGCGAGCGAGTAGTAATAATACACATCATTCGCATACCACTGCTGAAAACACAGAAAAAATGTATCAACATTTCTATAACGTAGTATCTAAACTAGGTAACTCTGGTAAATAGTTTTTATTTTGGAGATGTAAGAGGTCTATTGTCGTTAGTAATTCCTCTTCGCTCCATTTTTCTTTTTCTGCTAGTTCGATGATTTTTACTGCTATTTCATGAATCTTTTTTAAATCTTGCATTTGTTTTCCTCCTATTAAGATGTGACTTTTTCTTTATTCGAAATCTTCAATTGACAAGTTTTCAATTCGTTTTTGGTAACGATATAAATAGAAGTTCTTTAACATGTTATACATTCTGCTAGCTTCATCGTATTCACTCTCTTTCAAATCAGAATTAAGCGTTACACCAAAAGCTGATAATGTAAGTTTTCTAATGTGGTCGTGAATTTCACTAGCGTATGCTTTGTAATTTTCATAACATCCTATTCCGTGTTGATATTTCTTCAAAGATAATGGATGTCCTAAGCCGAGATTGTCAGCACCTCTTAAACGTTCTGTATAAGCAAACTTTTTATTAATTTCATCAAAATCGTTATGGCTGATTCTTACTTTGTTGAAAATTGAACCTGAACTGATTGGTTTCTTGCCGTTTATAGCCTCTCTAACTTCTTTCGCTATAATTTCTTTCAACTCTTCTTTAGTTAATGTGATTTGTTCCATAGTGTCCTCCTTTATGTTGTTTGTTTTTCTTTTATACGTTTCATTTTTGAGACGTTTTGATTAAAAAAATAATCATCCATACTTATTTTTAAAACAGTACATATTGCACTAGCTTCATCAATAGTAAAGTTGCTTTTATTTTTATTTATCTTTTGACTGAATCTAGCAGGGTTCATACCAATCATATCTGCAACTTGTTTGTGTGTATATTCGCTCTCATCAATGAAGTTCCTCAAATTCTGATATCTAACTTTATTCACTTTTCCATCCTCCTTTCGTCTCATTTATGAGATTACACTAACCACTATACAAGCTGTTAGTTTAGGTGTCAACAAATAAATTTCATTTTTGAGAAATAAATTTGTGAAATGTGTTGCAAAAATGAGAACAAACTTATATAATAAGTTTGTAAAATACAAATTAAGGAGTAAAATAAATGTCAAATTTCCCTAGTAACTTAAATACTTTACGAAAGTCTCGAAACTTGTCTTTACAAGAATTAGCAACCAGACTAAATGAAAAATACGAAGTTAAATTTTCAAAAGCATCAATCGACAGATGGGAAAAAGGTCTAACTAGCCCTTCTATGGAACACGCAAGTGCTTTAGCAAATTATTTTAATGTATCTTTAGATGAATTAAGCGGACTGAAAGCTATGGAACCTGACAAACATCAAACTATGGCAGCTCATCTTGAGGGGGAATTAAAACAAGAAGATGTAGACTATATTATGGGATTAATTGACAGATTTAAAAAGAAAGATTAAACAGCAAGGGGTAAGGTTTTGATGTCGAGATATGAAAAAATATTAATTGAAAATGACCACATAGAAGTAAAAGATTTTGTAGAGCTTCCAGAGGGATATGCAGGTTTTTATTCAGATGGAATTGTGCTTATAGACAATAAATTGTCAGAAACACGCAAGGCTGAAGTATTATATGAGGAACTTGCCCACCATAAGTTGACGTATGGCAACATTTTAGATCAATCAAATTTCAACAATCGCAAGTTCGAAAATTACGCAAGACGACACGGTTTTATCTCAGCTGTTCCGTTACGTGAAATTGTTGAAGCTTACAATTATGGCGTACGTAACTTGTATGAGTTGTCTGAGTATCTACAATTAAGCGAAGAATACATATTAGAAGCAATAGAACAATATAAAAAGATATATGGTATTGGAACTCACTATGGCGAGTATTCTATTACATTTGAGCCGTTGAGAGTTTTTAAATTGCATCATATTGATTAACAGCGCCTATGTGGCGTGAGGAGGATGAGGGATGGAAGAGAATAAAACTTTAAAAGAATACTTGCGTAATTTTTTAGAAGGTTACAAATATGTAGTTGAAAACAGATACATTTATCAGTTTAGTAGTAATCCGGAAGCCTTCCCATTCATGAGAAAAGACGATTACAAGATTTCGATATTTTATCTAAATCAATCTTTTTTTGAAGAACCTTGCATCGTTGTTATCTCAAATGACAGTAAATTAAAAGAAATATATAATTTTCGTAATACTGATATCAAACATTTGTCTAAACACTTTACTTCATACATATATGATTCTAAAAAGTATGTAGAAGAACAATCCGGATTATTAGATTTTAATAACTACATTTATTACACGTCTATTTACTACGGAAAATATATCGGGACTGTAATAATACAAAACAATTTAGATTTATTTTTTAATTATGGCAAACGATTAGCTAACGATCATTACAATACATTGATATCGAAGTCGAAAGAGAAATTGATAAACAAAGCACATGATGAAATACAACCGTTCAACCACTTAGATTTAAATAGCATGAAAAAGATTGTTGATGATATAACTTTTTCTTATCAAATAGAACAAGGATTACAAGCTTATAAAAGGGAGTTGTATTTGCCAGCTGCAGCAACCTTTGCTGTTGCTATAGAGACGTTTTTAATCAAATTAAAAAAAGTGAATAAAATCAAACATAAAGACACCGATTCAACTATGTACACCAAATTATTAGGAGAATTAACTAAAGAGGGTAAAGTGAATTATAGAACCAAAAAACGGGTAGAAATTGCTTATAGTATGAGAAATATAATCAACCATTCACAAGCCGGTGCAGTAGCCAAAGGTGATTGCGACTTCCTTTTAAACACACTAAAGGACATCGTTGATGAAAACGAAAGAATATTAACCGAATACAGTAAATCAATTAATAAGACGGAATAAATAGATATCCTTGTATTCGGACTCTATTTTTAACATAATTTGTTCATAAATTTTTAATTTAAGTTCTTGTTCATCGTCATAAATATCAAATTCACTACTATAATTTTCAACTGATTCTTTTATATAAGCTATTTCTGCGTCAGTAAACTTTACGCACATTTCATCACCTACTTTTTATTTTATTATATCACATTTAGTACCTAGTACTAAATTTCGGGTAGCTCGCCTACCCTTATTATTTTTTTGCCAATTTTGAGGAGGGAGAAGCAAAATGCCAGTATATAAGAATGATAATACAGGTAAATGGTATTTTTCCATTAGATATAAAGATGTATACGGTAATAACAAACGTAAGATGCAACGCGGTTTTTCAACTAAGCGTGAAGCTAAGAGAGCAGAGGCTATTTTTTTGAATGACGTAAACGAAGGATATAGTGATTCGAAAACATTTGATTATGTTTTTCATCACTATTTAGAAAATAGCGATTTGAGACCTAAAACAAAACGACGCAAACAAAATGAATATCATAAACACTTTAAAGCTAAGTTCGGGCACATAAAAATGAATAAGATAACACAAAATCAATGCCAAGAGTTTCGTAAATATCTAATAGAGAATGTAGCATCAACAAATTCTGCTCGTACAATTTGGTCAGGTTTTAAAGTTGTAATTAATTATGCTAAAAAATACTTTGGATTACGTACAGATCCAACAATATCAATTAAACCTATTCCGCGTGTAAAGCCAAAACCTAAGTTTATGATGCGTGAAGAATTTGAAGAAAGAATCAAAGACATTGAAGAGCAAGATTACAGAGAGTTATTTACATTAATGTTTTATACAGGTTTAAGGATTGGCGAAGCTATGGCTCTTGTTTGGACAGACTACAATAAATACAAAAAAGAGATATCCATAAATAAAACAATGGACATCTCTAATAGAACTATATATCCGAGACCAAAAACAGATAGTTCAGAGGATATTGTTCCTTTACCTAAATTCATCAATACAATGTTAACTGAACGACATCAACGTGAAAAAGAGTTAAACAAATATTTTGATGAACGTAGTTATTTTATTTTCGGAGGAATGGCTCCCAAACATTACAGTCATGTTCAAAAGAAATTTCAAAAAGCTTTCCCCCATTATAACATTCACGCGTTAAGACATTCTTATGCATCTTATCTTGCAAATAATGGTGTAGATATTTTCGTTTTACAGTCACTCATGAGACATGCTCAAATCACTGAAACGATGGGCACTTACAGCCATTTATATACTCAGAAAAAACACGATGCAATAGCCATTTTTGACAAGTAA